CCTGGAGATAATAGATTTGCCATTTTTTTCTTCTCCTTGAATTATTATGAGTTTTGGCAGTTGAATACCATAATGATTATTTATGAACTATGATTTTTACAAGTTCCTCATCATATCTCGCATGAAAGAACCATATGTATCACCGCCAGGTGTTGCATCCCACAAATCGCCATCCATCAATTCAAGATTTGTGGTCATTCCATTTTCTATAATAGGTGCAGGTAATGAATCTTCGTCTACCTGATTCATTTCTTCAAGTTGTAATTGCTTGCGGATGTCATGGCTAACAATTTCTTTGAAGTATTTTTGCGTAGTTGCCCATGCAAAGATAACTAAAGTCATTACTAAGTCATCGTTTGCACCTTCTTCCGCCATAAAAGTGTTCTTTTGAGCCACAAAAGTGGTCAATTCTGATATGGTATCAAAGTCATTAGTGATTAATTTATCACCTTCAATCAACATTTTAAGATTGGAACAACCAATACGTTTGACTTGAGGTGACATTTTTAGTCCCATCTGTACACCACGTGCAAAACCGGCAGACAATTGTTGTGGTTTTTTGTTACCAGTGAACACTTTCCATAAGTTTTCATACTCTAATTCGTAGTGTAAAGTGTCTGCCACTTGTGGAGTATTGTTAATTTCCACTAAAACATATGCATTATTGTACAATCTAGCTGCATTATAGATTACAGTTGGGAACAATACTGGACTAATTGACGAACTGTGATATGATGCCACTTGTTTGTATGGCATTTGCGATATGTCAAAAACTGAGAAGGCTGAACTATCCATGTTCTTACCTTCTGAAACGTCAACTGTAATTGCATATAGATGGTCTGATGAAGCCTCACCATCAATTTCCTTAATAGGTTGTTGATAAATTTTGACCTTATCATGCACATAAACGGGGTCATTGTAAACCAATTGTTGTAATTTTTGGCCTGAAATCAACGTATTTGTAGAACCTAAGAATTCACATTCAAACTCTTGTCTGAATTGTTCTTCAGATGTGTTACGTATCGTTTCATACTTCCAAGCCTCATCACGGCCTGGTACCATAGACCAATGAATCTCAAATGGTTTGTATCCGTTCTTGTTGCCAATGGCATCCATCCACAACTTGTAGAACATATTCATGCCATTAGGAGTAGAAACGATAATAATCTTTGTGGATTTACCAGAGGAGATAACAGGATAAACAGAGTTAAAGAACTCCTCGGCAATGTTTGCAGGTACGAACGCAAACTCATCTAAGAATACACATTGATGTACTAAAATATCATTACAATAATAGCTGTGAGTATCTTGTACTTCCAACAAATCATATACATCAATTGATTCATTTTCTGTTATGGTATGTACACCATAAAATTTACCATCATGTCCCAAACACTCAAGATTCAAACAATCTTTTGCAAAAACATATCCATTTTTTGTAAATATTTTGTGTTCTGGAGTGCAAATAATATTTTGACCGTTATTAAAAACAAGTTTTATTGTTTTTTGATTTTCAGTTTTTTTAATTCCATAAAAAGGTTTGTATCCTTCTTCAGTTAAAATTAAGATTTCTTCATTTTTATACCTTTGTTCCAAGGTATTCTTCCTTTGGCAGCTTTCGACATTCTTTTCTTTGATTCTTCCGAACGTTTCATTCCAGTATGTTTTTTGGCTGTTTTTCTTATTTTTTCTGGATTCTTGTTTATCTTGGATACGTGTTCTTCCGTCTTCTTCAATCCGGTCAAACTTGTTGATATTTTTTTTCTGTGTTCTGCTGTTTTTGGAATACCCGCAAGTTGGCCTATTTTGGATTTTGATATTTTGTCTCTTGTTTCTTGACTTGTTTTCGGCCGAATCACTGATTTCATTTTTTGTATTGTTTTTGGTGAATGTTTTTTCCCCGTTCGATATATTTTTTGTGCTTCCGATAGATGTTTCATAAAAATTTCTTGGTTCCGTATGTTCATACCAATTAATTTCCCTTGACGACCATGAATCATCCGTATCAACGCAAACAATAATTTCCTTTTTTCTTGACCTAAAGTCATTTTTGTTAACAACTTGTGACAAATTATATGGTGTCTTATTGGCAAACTCACTAAATTCTCTGGTAAATTTGTTCCACCCAGACATTGAGGTATTATATGATGAGTTTCTTTCAGAATATTCATCTTCGAATAATCTTTTCCAACTATCTCGTAATACCATTTTTTGTATTTGTTCTCTAGAAACATATTCCAAACACCCCTGTTTTTTATTATCATACAAGGTATATTTAGATGAATTCGCTATTTTGGAATATAAATCTTCCATAGAAATTTCAATTTCTTTACCATCAACATTAATTCGTGTCATGGATTTTCCTGAAACACAGTTAAAAGAACCTCCACGAACTGCGGATGATGAGGTTGATGCGGCCATAATCTTAGAACCATTCTCTAGTTCTACATTACCTTTGTTCCATGTGATGATACCTTGTTGCAACCACATTGGAAGGTTCTCATATGCTAGTTGGTATTTAGCCAAAATGTCCCGTGCAAGCGAACCTTTGTTGGCCAACACGGCAATATTCTGTGAATCTGAGAATAGGGTTAACCAAAGAAGATATGCAACAGAAGTGGTAGTTTTACCAACCTGACGAGGACATTTAGTTATAACAAAACGATTCTCATGAAACAACTTAATCATTTCTTTTTGAAAGTCCCACATCTCAAATGGCATCAAACCACGGTCAACGTTAACAATTTTGATGTAGTGTTGTGCAAAGTAAACCGGATCTTTTGCACATTTCAAAAACTCCTCAACTTGTTCCTGTGAGTATTTGATTTGTACGCCTGCTTTTTTAAGCAGTGGGTTGTCACGATAACTGTCTTTTGAATCTATCATTCTTTGTTACTTTTAATGAACTTACTTAGTTCAGAAGTTGATCCAACAAAAATGGCTTTATCAATAGTTGTAGAACCTGATGGTGCGGTCTTTTTATCCATATCACGCATCTGTTTTTGTACTGCAAGAAGTTCTTTGTTGGCATCCACCACATTCTTTAGTAAAGTACCATATACTTCAAATGCACGTGGGTGTTGACCTGCTTTTGCAATTTCTAAAATTTCACCCATGGCAGATTTGCCTTGGTCTATCAAATCTTGTAGATTAGATTTAGTTTGTTCGTATGCATCAGCTAAATCTTCTTCAAGTTCAGCCTCATCAACTTTTACGGCAGGCAAAGTTTCTTTCTTAACCACTGGCGGAGTTACCGCCTTTGTGGTTACATCAAAGATTTGTTCCATGTTTTTATCAAAGTTATTCATAACAATCATATAAATTAATTGAGACCAGTACCGTAAATGTACCAAGTGTTTGCTGCGGTAGTCATCAATGTAACAACACCATATGAAGTTACGTTATGGCTTCCTGATGTGGAATTACCAGCTGCAAACAAAGAAACACCGGTATTTGGAGTAACAGTAACATTACCAGTTGTTGTGTGTGAAACAATCATAATGGTACTTCCATTTGAGAAGGCAACATTGGATGTTGTTGGAATATACAAATTCACATTAGATGAGTTTGTATAATAAATGTGTTTACCCGCATCAGACAATTGCAATACATAATTGTTTGATTCTGGATTTTGTGGTATTAAAGTTGCAGCCGCATTTGCTGCAGCAAAGGCTGCATTTGCTTCTACAAAAGCAGCAGTAGCAGTATTTGATGTTGTATTTGCCACTAAAAAGGCTGCATTTGCGTATGCACCAGCAGAGTTTGCAGCACTAAAAGCAAGATTAACTGTACTGTTTTGTGACGTATCAATACCTAAAAGATTTGCAACGTTAGCTGCCAAATACGTCAAATCGGTATTTGATTGTGCATAGGCCGCATTAGCAGTATTCCAAACCAATTGAAGTGTTGTATTGTTAGCTGCATACCAACCACCTGCTGTACTGCCATCATGCACTGTGATTTGGTTTAATGTGGTATCAACAATCAATTCACCTGAGGCACCAGTAATACTAGCAAGGTTGCTTGTTGTATATCTTCTAAATTGTAGCGTCTTTGACATTTTTTAACCTTTTATATATTTGGATATTCCGTTATAACAGTATTGATTGTGAATGGTCCAGAGTTGGCCGTTTCAGTTGACATATCTTCCACGCCAACATCACTTCTTAAATCATCTGAACCAGTCTCTGATGACAAATCTTCAAACACATCTCCATAAACTGGAGAAACAACAATCTTGGCAAGTTCAATTGGCACAACACTATAATTCAAAAACTTTCTAGTTGCTTCAGATGTTTGACCAACAATATTTTGGTTTGATACAAAATTGCCCGTTAGATTTGTTAGAACTAAATTGTAATTTTGATATGAAACTACTTGACCAGTTGCAGTTGCAAAAGACGCTGATGGTCCTTGATATGTAATTTCACCAATTTTATAACTTCCCGTACCAACTTCAGCCATCTCAAACAAAACATTGTTTGCTGTTACTTTATTATTGTATATATTTGTAATAGATGTTTCAATTAGTCCAACGTTATCATTGATAGCACCAAAGATGAAACCTTTGACTGTAAAGTTTAGAGTCCAAATAACCATTCTAGTATCTGAGTCTCTGTCACCTTCATATGTTACTTCATAGCTTGTACTATTTAGGATGATAGGTACTTCTTTTACGATTCCCATTTCAGGAATCATGTTGACTTTGATTGTGTAATCTGGTGCAAAATATGGTAAAATATGTTCTATGATTTGATTACCATCTTCGATGTTACGCACATAGAGATAAAGGCTAAAATCAAAGTTATATGGAACTGGATTGTATTGTGAAATGTATTGAGAACCCGTATATGCAAAGTTCTGCATATTTGTTATTTGCTTACGTGATGCATCGTATGAAATGCCATTCATCTCATATGACATACGTGGCAAAGCCATTTGAATCTTCTTATCAAGATTTGGATCACCTTGCAAACGCATCACATACAATTCTTTTGTTGCATAATCCAATGGAACAATAAATCTTTCCTGTTCCGACTCATCTGGATTGTAACGAACCAACGTAATGTTATCAAACAGATTGCCAAAAGCAACCGTCAACTTACGAATCATTCTGTTATAAGTGGTATTGGACATTATAGACCACCTATTGGATTAGTTTCAGTTGTAACTATAATTGCAGAAGCTGCAGCAGCAGTTAAACTGTTATCGTATGGTTCTTTGATTGCAGGAGTTTCTAATGGATCATATGTACCAACAACATAACTTGCACCACTTGAATTACCAATTACTGCGTTACCGTCAGTGAATGTTCCATAAATGTTAGACATTGATAGTGTGTTTGTAGATGGAATCCATGACTGCACAGTACCATAGGCATAAGCATTTGCATATGTATTGTCTGGTGATTGAAATGCAATCTCTTGTAAATTGTAGGTTCCTGAACCGGTACCTGTAATCAAATGCAACGTATAACCAGAATCAGTAACAATTCCATCAATGTCTGCAATACCAGTAGAAATAACTTCTTGTGAGTATTTGAATTTCTCTAGTTCCAATTCATAGAAGTATGGCAGTTTTCTACCCAATTGGAAGAAATCTTTTGTTTGGTTTGTGAAT